AAACAAGAGTCTATACAAGAATCAGATCCTTATGCAGAATTAGATAATGCTACAAAAGCAGGTAAACAAGACATGGAAAAATTTTTATCTCAGCAAGAAAAAGATGCTAGAAAAAAAATGAAGCCAAAAGATAGAAAAAAGTCTGATGCTGCATATGATGAGCTAGCAAAATATATGGAAGATGTTGATCCACTTGTAGCTTTAAAAAAAAGAGCAAATGAAGCTCCAGAAACAGATATAACAGGCCCTTTAACAGCACAGCCTGAAATGAATCCTAATAATGTACAAACTATTATTAATAGGATGATGCCATTAGTAAAAGCTGGACTGTTAAATGATGAACAATTATCTACATTTAGATCAGCAATTAATCAATTTGAAAAAGGTATAAAACCAGGAATGGAACAACGCAAAGTTTTAGCTGATGTTCTTGGTAAACTACTTGATATAATCACCAATGACCTTACATTAGCTAATAGAATTAAAGCTGATTTGGGAAAGGAAACACAACCTGAGGCCGCATGAGAGTGGCTGATACAGTTCTTGTTAAAAAACCTCATTTAACTCAAAACTTTACAAACGTGCAAGTCCAAGAGCTTGCACGATGTATGACTGATCCTATCTACTTTATAGAAACATATTGTAATGTTCAGCATCCTGTAAAAGGCAGGATGAAGTTTCATCTATATCCATTTCAAAAAGAACTAATAGAAGTTTATAATGATTTTAGATATAGCATAGCAATGTTGCCTAGGCAAACTGGTAAAAGTACTACAGCCGCTGCATATCTATTATGGTATGCCATGTTTAAACCTGATAGTACTATTTTGGTAGCTAGTAACAAATATTTAGGTGCTAGCGAAATTATGACAAGATTAAGGTTTGCATACGAAACATTGCCTGAATGGATTAAAGCAGGTGCCACAAGTTACAACAAAGGTAGTATAGAATTTGATAATGGTAGCAGAATAGTTGCTCAAGCTACAACAGAAAACACTGGACGTGGTATGAGTTTGACATTAGTTTACTTAGACGAGTTTGCATTTGTTCCTCCTAGAATAGCTAATGAGTTTTGGACTTCACTTAGTCCTACTTTAGCAACTGGCGGTAAATGTATTATCACTAGCACACCCAATCAAGACAATGATCAATTTGCACAAATATGGAAAGCAAGCAATCCGGAAGATGAATATGGAAATATAACCGAACTAGGTAAAAACGGTTTTAAGAGATATATGTGTCACTGGAGTGAACATCCAGATAGAGATGATGATTGGGCAGAAAATGAGCGCCAAAAAATAGGAGAAGAACGTTTCAGACGTGAGCATAATTGTGAGTTTATTACAGCAGATGAAACGCTTATAAATCCATTAAAATTAGTTACAATGGAAGGAGTTGACCCTGTTAGAGTTGATGCAAATATTAGGTGGTATCAAGATATCTATAAAGATAAAATTTATGCTGTTGCTCTTGATCCTAGTTTTGGAACTGGTAGTGATTATGCTGCTATAGAAGTTTTTAGTTTACCTGACATGGTACAAGTTGCAGAATGGCAAAACAACAAAACTGACATGAAGGGTCAGCTAAAAGTATTGCAATTAATTCTGCAAAAATTAAATGAAACTATACCTGAAAATCATGTGTATTGGAGTTTGGAAAACAATGGTGTAGGTAGAGCAGTAGTTAAAATGTTAATGGAAATGGGAGAAGAAAATTTTCCTGGTAGTTGGGTACATGATAATCCCCGGAAAGCACGGGGGCTGACAACTACACTAAAAACAAAAGTTGATGCTTGTGCTAGATTAAAGTATTTTGTAGAGCATGAAAAAATAAAAATATTAAGTAGAAATTTAACTAAAGAAATAAAAACATTTGTTGCACATGGTCCCAGTTTTGCTGCAAAAGAAGGAGAACATGATGATTTGGTTATGAGTACTTTGTTAATTACTATAATAATAAATTATGTAATGAACTTTGAAGCAGATGTTTATAGTAAATTAGCTGATAGTATTGCTGATGATGATATTGTTATGCCTATGCCAATTGCAATGATATGATAAATAATTTAAAGGATTATTTTATATGGCAGCACAAGATATTGTAAGTAAACATGTTTTTGATATAGTAAAAAGTTTTTCTCATTCTGTAAAGATATTTACAGATCAAGGAAAATACACTGTTGATCCTTTGGATGCTGCACATATTTATATTACAGATCTTGGTAGTATGATTATTATAGAACCAGAGTCAGTAAGAATGTATTTAGGTAGACAAGCTGATTATCAAGATGTAAAAGAAATGATCAATAAAATCAAAAAAACAGTTAAAAAATTTGGTTACAAATGGCAAGTCAAACAATATGGTAGGCATTTAGTTCCCAAAGATTTTGCTTTTAGAATAAAACAGGATACATATACTATGAATGATTTAAACGAAGCTTTTCAAAAACCTTTTGGATCTACTAAAACAAGTTACATTACTTGTGAATCTGCTAGACTAATTATAAAACATAAAACGGAAGTCAATGAAGAACTACGTGGATCAAGAAGTAGAAACATTCATCAAATTTTTATTGAATCTAATGGTGAAAGAAATAAGCTACCATTTAACAATTTAACTGCTGCTAAGGCAATGTTAAGACACGTTTCTGAAGGTGGTTATGTTTACGATGACTTCGGAAACCATATTACTGAAACAATTAAAAACATTAATAATTTAAATAGATTTGTTAAGTACAGTGTAACAAATAATTTAGTTAATGAAAATAGTCAAGATATTATAGAAGCTTGTGCTAGTAAAAAACATAAAATGAGAGAAAATTTAAAGAAAATTGTAACTAAAAAAGGTTACTCAGAATCTAAAGAAAATTTTGCTCCCACAATTAGTGAAACTCAAGATACTTCAGAATTAGAAGAAATGTTTACTGTTAGAACAATAGATGAAACAGTTGCAGATACCTTACCATTAGTAGCTCAAATTGCACAAGAAATAAGTGAATCAAATAAAAGACAAAATTTGTATAATAATTTCTTGACACAATTAGAAGAAAATTCTATTATAGTAAAGAAAATAAAAAATAACGATCCAGACAATCCTAATAATTTTACTTTTGAGTCTAACGATTTGCAAGCACAGCAATTGATTAACTATTTTGCAAAACATGTAGTGGCAGAAGATCAACGTAATATGTTAGAAAGTATTGCGTTAAATTATCCATTGTATGATAGTGATCAAAAAAATTCTATTATTCAAAATATATTAGGAAAAATTACAGTAAATGAGCAAAATAAATCTAGAGATTTATCAGAGTCAATGATAAATAAAATTAAGAAAAACGTCAACGCAATGGTTGATGAATCAGTATTTTTTACAGCATAAAACTGTAAATAAAGTATTGACAGGGTGTTAAAACCCTGTTAGTATAGTTCATGAACAATGGTGTTCATGATCCAGGCAAACATAGGCTAACACAGGCTAATATAGGCTAACACAGGAGATTAAATATGCCCTCACTAGCAGAAATTCGAGCAAAACTTCTTCAACAACAACAGCAAGCAACTCCAGGTTCCGGAGACAACAGTATTTTTCCTTTTTGGAATGCGCCTGAAGGATCTACTGCAACTATTAGATTTTTACCAGATGCAGATAAAGAAAATGTTTTCTTTTGGAGAGAACGTCAAATGATTCGTATTCCATTTAGTGGAGTAATGGGTCAGGACGAAAGAAAACCTGTAGCAGTACAAGTTCCTTGTGTAGAAATGTGGGGAGATACTTGTCCAATTCATCAGGAGATTCGTCCGTGGTTTAAGGATCCTAAGTTGGAAGAAGAAGCAAGAAAGTATTGGAAAAAGCGGAGCTATATTTTCCAAGGATTTGTAGTAGAAAACCCTCTCAAGGAAGAGAATGAACCTGAAAATCCAATTCGTCGTTTTGTCATCAATTCAAGCATCTACAAGATTATTTCAGCAGCACTTATGGACCCTGACTTCGTTGAGGTGCCTACTGACTTTGATCAAGGTACTGACTTTAAACTTGTTAAAACTCAGAAAGGTCAGTATGCAGATTATACAACATCAAGTTGGGCTAGACGAGAACGTTCACTTAATCAAGTAGAACGAGATGCTATTGATCAATATGGTTTGAACAATTTAAATGATTTTATGCCTAAAAAGCCAGGCGACACTGAGCTTAAGGTGATTATGGAATTGTTTGAATCTAGTGTACAGGGTGAGCTTTATGATCCTGCAAGGTTTGCATCTTATTACGCTCCTCCAGGAATCAGAACAGATAATGGAACAAATGGAACATCTGACAGTGACTATGAAGAAACTGTAGTTGTTAAAAAATCTGAACCTGTTGCTGAACCTAAAAAAGAAGAATCACAACCAATCACAAGTGGCGATAACAAGCCTAGTGCGAATGAAATTTTGGAAATGATTCGACAACGTAAATCAGCTTCTTAATAGACCTAAACTGTAATGCAGGGGCTAGTAGCTCCTGCACTTCTATCTCGTGAATAAAATAAATGACAAAACCTTTTGATATAGCAAAATTTAGACAAAGTATTACAAAAAGTGTTCCGGGTATGAGCACTGGATTTTTTGATCCTGTTGATTGGATTAGCACAGGAAATTATGCATTGAATTATCTAATTAGCGGAGATTTTAACAAAGGAATTCCATTAGGAAAAGTTACAACATTTGCAGGTGAATCAGGTTCAGGTAAAAGTTACTTGTGCTCAGGTAATATTGCTAGGCAAGCACAAGAGCAAGGTATTTTGCCTATAATTATTGATAGTGAAAATGCTCTAGACGAAGATTGGTTAAAAGCTTTAGGAGTAGATACTGATCCTGCAAAATTACTAAAAATTAATGTAGCAATGATTGATGATGTTGCAAAGTTAATTAGTGAATTCATGAAAGGATATAGATCAGATTATGATGGAGTACCGTATGAAGACAGACAAAAAGTATTGTTTGTTATTGATAGTTTAGGTATGTTACTTACTCCTACAGATGTTGATCAGTTTGGTAAAGGAGATTTAAAAGGTGACATGGGTAGAAAACCCAAAGCTCTTACAGCTCTTGTAAGGAATTGTGTAAACCTAATTGCTGGAAATCCTGTAGGACTTGTAGCAACTAATCATACATATGCTAGCCAAGATATGTTTGATCCAGATGACAAGATTTCAGGCGGACAAGGTTTTATCTATGCAAGTAGTATTGTAGTTGCAATGAAAAAACTCAAACTAAAAGAAGATGAGGATGGAAATAAAACTTCTGAGGTAAGTGGTATTCGTAGTGCATGTAAAGTAATGAAAACCAGATATGCAAAACCTTTTGAAAGTGTACAACTCAAAATACCATATGAAACAGGACTAGATCCTTATAGTGGATGTTTAGATTTATTTGAAAAGTCAGGAAAGATACAAAAAGATGGAAATAAATTAAAATACATTACTCCTGCAGGTGAAGAAATCAAAGAGTTTAGAAAAGGATGGACAGGAGAAAAATTACAGTCGGTCATTGATGATTTGAAAAACACACAAAATATTACAGAAATGGTAAATAACACAGAATCAAATCTAGATGAAAGGATTGAATCAGATGACAATGAATGATCAACATGTTGAGTTATTTATAGAGTGTTATTTATTGGGTAAAGAATTTATTGATAAAAAAGAATTAACTTTATTTGCAGAAAGTTATATTGAGCGTTGGGAAAATGCAGGATTTGAAGTAGAACTTGCAATTAATGGTATAGCAGGAGAGGACAAATATTTAGATGCTGCAATAAAAAATTATTTTGAAAATGACCTTGTAGAAAATGATGACGAGTAATGTCAAACTGGTATAGACAAGTACAACAAAGTTTAACACATTTACCTGAAGCAATTGAGCATTATGAACTAGAACTGGAAACAGCAGTTCTAGAATGCTCAATCAAAGGAAATGTAGAAAAATTAAGTAGAGAAATACCAGGAATAGTAGCCTACCGTTTTAATCAATTACAAGATCTAGAAGCTATACTAGAGCATCTAAATATTTTAATGAGACAAAAAAGATCTGAAAAGTTCCAGAAATATTTGGAGCATTATAACAGAGCTTTGTCTAGCAGAGATGCTGAAAAATATTCAGATGGCGATAGTGAAATAATAGATCTCCAGCACTTGATAAATGAGCTCAGTTTAACTAGAAATAAATTTATGGGAATTATCAAAGCACTGGAAAGCAAGCAATTTCAAATAAACAACGTTATAAAATTGCGTGTTGCAGGGCTAGATGATATAACTTTATAGAAAAAAAATTGTTGACTTTTTTAGTCAAGGCTGTATAATATTATTATGTTGGTTAGGTAGACAGTTTAATAACAACACACAGGAGACAGTATGTCACAGGTGCAAATTGTTGAAGGTAACTACAGAGGACAGCAGATGGCAGGAGTTGTAGGTCAGCTAGTAAAGCCCTACAAAAGATTTGCAAAGCCAATGACAGGTTATGCAGGTTTTGTTACCATTAAAGTTGGTGCTGATGTTGTCCGAGTCAAAGTACAAGGCACTAAAGGATATAAAACTGTTTCCGGAGATGTTGCAATGACCCAAAATATTATGGCCCTACAGACAACTGAGATTGAGGAGCCAGTAGTGGAAGAAACAGATGAGCAAGTTATTGAGCGTTTGCGAGAGCGTTTTGAAATTTTGAATGAAATGTCACAAGCATCAGTAGATGGTGTTGTACGTGGTATGGTTGTTACAGGACCTCCAGGAGTAGGCAAGACTTTTGGAGTTGAGAAGGTACTAGAAAAAGCGTCTATGTTTGATAAACTTGCTGGTAGACCAGAAAAATATGGTGTAGAAAAAGGTGCGGCAAGTGCTATTGGGCTGTACATGTTGTTGTTCCGCTACGCTGATGAAGGGTCAGTATTGGTATTAGATGACTGTGACAGTATTTTGTTTGATGAAATTAGTTTAAATTTGCTGAAAGCAGCTCTAGACAGTGGCAAGAAGCGTATGATTAGCTGGAAGGCAGAAAGTTCAGCATTGCGCCGAGAAGGAATTCCAGAAAAGTTTGAATTCCGTGGTAGCATCATTTTTATTACTAACCTAAAATTTGACAAGACCAAGGGCAAGATCAAGGACCACTTGGAAGCTATTATGAGCCGCTGCCATTACTTGGACTTAACAATGGATACCATGCGTGAGCGTATCCTACGTGTAAAGCAAATTATTGCTGATGGTATGCTTAAAGATTACAAGATTGATCAAGAAGGTGAAGATGAGATTGTAAACTTTATGCAGAAGAATTCAGGTAGATTGCGTGAAGTAAGTTTGCGTATGGTTACCAAGCTTGCAGATTTGTACAAAATGAATCCTAACAGATGGCAATCACTTGCTGAAAGTACTTGTATTAAGCGGTAAATATTAACAGGGAGCCCAGCTCCCCTATTTAGGAGTTTTTATGATGGTAGAAGCAATTCAAGTTACTTGTGCAGATTGTGGTTGGGTGCATATAGGATTAACACCTGAAGTTTGTAAAAATAATATTGAAAATTTTAATCAGTATTATGAAACACTAGACCCAGAAAAACAAGCACACTATGGAGGACCTAGTACATTAAAAGAATACCAACACTGTCACAATTGTAATAAGATAACTAAACCAGGTCAATTTAGATTGGCAGTTAAAACAGAAGTACCTATAGGAAGTACGATCCAATCTGTAATGGTAGAAAATCTAGAAGATTTGATTAAGGAAAAAGAATATGCAAGCAGTTAATAGTTTAAACTTTGGTAATGCTGATGTGCATGATTATATACGTAGAGTATATAATTACATGAGCCTAGGTGTGTTTATTAGTGCTGTAACAGCATATGTAGTATATAGTATACCAGACATTTACATTTTTTTTATGGGTAGTTGGTTAAAATGGGTTGTATTATTTGCACCTTTGGCGCTTATATTTGTTATTGCTAATGCAGTTAATAACGGCAATAATACACTTGCTAAAAATTTGTATTTTGCTCTTGTTGCTTGTAATGGTATAATGTTAAGTAGTTACTTAATGTATTACACTAGTCAAAGTATTGTAGAAGCTTTTTTTGTAACTGGGTTAACATATGCTATTACAGGGTATGTAGGTTATAAAACCAAAAAAGATTTGAGTGCAATAGGTCAATTTGCAATGTTTGCTGTAATTGGATTGGTAATTGCAAGCATTATTAACATCTTTTTTTATAGCTCGACATTCCATTTTATTCTCAGTATATTGGTTATATTGGTATTTTCAGCTCTTAATGCATACGATCATCAACAAATAAAGCAGCAAGCATTACAAGAAGGTGATGACGAAGGTATGGCTATTATGAGCAGTGTGGGACTTTATATTAACTTTTTAAATCTTTTCACAGCTTTTATGCACCTATTAGGTGTACGGGAATAGAATGCCAGAATGCACAATAGAAATACGTGATGAAGTAAACTGTAAAATACATAATTTAGATCTAGCTACAAGGCGTGAATGCGAAAAGAAATTAAAGTATTTCATGCCTCATGCCTATCATACTCCTGCATACAAACTAGGACGTTGGGATGGTTGTGTGAGTTATTTCACTCCAGGTGGAGGAACTTACATAAACATGTTGGACAATATCCTAGATGTTCTCCAAAAAAATAATTACACAATTGATATAAAAGACAGGAGAACTGATCACAGTTTTAAATTTCCCAAAATTGATGTAAACTATCATAATGGAAAAACTTGGCCTGAAGGTCATGTAAACGCAGGTGCAGATATTGTGTTACGTGATTATCAGGTAGATATCATTAATCAGTTTTTAGAGCAACCACAGTGTTTACAAGAAGTTGCAACTGGTGCAGGTAAAACTATTATTACAGCAACACTGAGTAATTTAGTAGAGCCCTATGGTAGAACAATTGTTGTAGTACCTAACAAAGACTTAGTCACACAAACATTTAAAGACTATGAAAATCTGGGTTTAGATGTTGGTGTTTATTTTGGAGATAAAAAAGACCTAGGGAAAACTCACACTATTTGCACATGGCAAAGTTTAAATGTAATTAATAAAAAGTTCAAAGATGCTGAGAGTGATTTAAGTTTGGCAGATTTTGCAGAAGATGTTGTGTGTATAATTATTGATGAAGTTCATCAAGCAAAAGCTGATGTGTTAAAGCAATTGCTGACAGGCCCATTTGCCAGTATTCCTTTGCGTTTTGGATTGACAGGAACAGTGCCAAAGGACGACTGGGCATATGCAGCACTCAAAGCCAGTATAGGGCCTGTCAGCAGGCGTCTGGGTGCTGCTGAACTGCAAGACAAGGGCGTCTTAGCAGAATGCCAAGTAAATGTTATACAGCTAGAAGACAATGTTGTCTACAATGATTATCAGAGTGAATTAAAGTTTTTAACAAGTAATTCTGAAAGAATGGATTACCTAGCAAAAATGATTAGCAATATAAAAGACAGTGGAAACACACTTGTGTTAGTTGATAGGATTAAAGCTGGAGACATGCTATTAGAAAGGTTAGGAGATGAGTGCGTATTTGTATCTGGATCTACTAAATCTAAAATGCGACAAGAAACATACGCTGATGTTCAAACGGCGGATGGCAAAGTTATTGTGGCTACTTATGGCGTTGCTAGTGTTGGTATCAACATTCCAAGGATATTTAACCTTGTACTAGTAGAGCCAGGAAAAAGCTTTGTCAGAGTTATTCAAAGCATTGGTAGGGGCATTAGAAAAGCTGAGGATAAAGAACATGTGGAAATATGGGATATAGCTAGTACAGCTAAATTTAGTAAACGGCACCTCACTGAAAGGAAAAAGTTTTACAATGAGGCACGTTATCCGTTTACAATTAAAAAGATGAAGTATTAAGGTGCAGGATCTGCAGATTCAAAATCGTCTTCATCATTTGTAGCTGAAGTCATTGTTGTATCATCTCCAGCTTCTTCCATTTCTACTTGTCCACTAACAGCATTAAAGTCAGCAAATCCCCAAGGAATTGTTTGTCCATTTTCGTCCACAATTAAATGAGCAGTAATTTTAGCTACCTGAACTGCATTACCAGCATCATTTTTTACTGTAATAGACATTTCGCCTTCAGCATTAATTTGAGCTGCATCTTCTGTTACTAGTTTACAATCTTTAATAGTAACACCATCAGTTACTCTAAATTTTTTGGTTCCTAATTGTTTAATAATCCAACCAGGTTTTGCTGTGCTACCATCATAAAATCTTACTTTGATTTCATTACCTGCTGCTGTAGGAGGTCCGAAATATTTTTTGTTAATTGGTCTTCCCATTTTTTTCTCCTTAATGACGTTCTAGGTCTACGCTGTGGGGACAGCATAAGTCCGCCCCTGTGCGGCACAAACTTATAAAGTATTTAGTTGATTTTTGTAAATATGTTTGCTAATATAAGAGTTAAATGAGGTTATCATGCTTATAAACACAATAGATAAAAATATGGATCTTAATTTTATTTCTGATGAAATAGAAGAAGATATACGTTTTATGGTTTTGGATTTTACCAATCAACCTGAATTAGATTACATTTACACACCACTAGTTTTTTTAGAAAGCTTTAATGCACCATGCGCTTTGTTGCAAATAGGAGAATATAATCTAGAAGTTCCACTGGATTGGAGTGTAATTATTGCTGATCAATTTTTAGGGCAAAGTGAAATAATCAGTATCATGCAAATAGCTGACAGAGGTTTTAGTGCATTTTCAATTAATCCAGATCATGTAAAACCTGAATTTTTACCAATTAATTTAAAAACAGTATATAATGAAAAGAAATGGTATTTGCCTAAATTAAAAACTGGACATATGTTAGCAATCCCTTTAGAGTTAAGTCCTGATAGTTTGTGTGTGTTTTTTGCAAAGGATTTGACTAAAATAAATGATGTAATACAGATAGATCAATTATGGCTATGATACATATAAAAGAATTAACTAGAGCCGTTGATACTAAAGATATTAATTGGTACAATGAATTATCAGAAGCTGAAAAAACTGAATTTAGTGCATGGAAAACCATGCGTTTTATTAGTGCAAATGTAAAAGACAATGAACACGAGTTAGGATTATATTTAACAAATGAAATTGTTAATGTAAATTTTAATAGCTTAACAAAACATCCAGAATTACAGTGGAAACTATTGACATGTGTAGGCACAGGAAAAGTTTCTTATCATCCCTGGATCAGTCCAGGTAAAAGAGTAAAAAAAGATCAGCTATTAGAGTGGTTTAAAAATAATTTTAGGAATGAAAAAATTAACAATTTAGAAGTTCTTGTACAGTTATCAGAAAAAAATGAAATATTAGAATATGCTGAACATCAAGGATGTACAGATAAAAAATTAAAAGAGCTTAGTAAAATCTTAAATGACTAAGAAAAAATTTCGATGTGATTTTTGCAAAAAAACTTTTAGTAGAGAACAGACCTTACTTACACATAGTTGTATTTATAGATCAAGATATCAAGACAAAGAAAACCCAGATGTAATTTTAGCTTTTACAATATACAAAAAAATTGTTGATCCTGCAGGAAATAAAAAAATACATTTTGATAAATTTATATATAATAAACTTTATACGAGTTTAATAAAAATGGTTCGTTGGATTAAAGAAAATAAGTTATATAATTCTCAAGAGTATATTGATTGGTTGATTAAAAATAGTGTAAATTTAAATAATTGGAATAAGGAAACTACCTATCAAAATTTTATATATAATTTTTTACAAACAGAAACTCCAGAAAGAGCCGTAGAGAGATTTGTAATTCTTGCAGAAGAATGGGCTATAGATACCAATAATTACTGGCAAGAGATTTTTACAAAAGCAAACACAAACTGGATTTGTCATAAAATACAAATGGGAGTGATTAGTCCATGGATTTACTTGGGTAGTGATGTAGGAAAAGAAATGTTAGGTAGACTAAATCAGGAACAATTAGAATTAGTACTGGGTTGGTTAGAAGCAATAGCAAATGTTTTTCAAAGGAAAATTAAAAATCAAGACTTACTATGGATGAACAATTTGTTTTCGTAGATGCAGACATTGATATAGATCTTGCTGATAGAAATACTTTATTAAGTAAAATAGACAACATTCCTGCAAGTATAATAGAAGAAAATAATCTTTCTAAACATAAAACAGGCGTATATTTTCAATCTGTTCCTATAGATCCTCTAAGCGGATACTGTAGTGTAGACCATAAAAAAGCATATGATTTAGGGTACTTTAAAGTAGATTTTTTAAATGTGAATGTGTTATCAGATTTAGAATCTAATGATTGTATCTATGACTTAATTAACAAAGACCCTGATTGGACTAAATTACAAGATCCTGATATTGTAAAACAATTATTTCATATTCACAATCATTTTAATATTTTAAATGAAATGAAGCCTAGTAATGTAGAACAATTAGCAGCAGTATTGGCTATTATTAGGCCTAGCAAAAGATATTTATTAGGTAAATCTTGGTCAGAGGTTTTAGAACAAGTATGGACGAAACCAGAAAATGAAGAATATTTTTTTAAAAAAAGTCATGCTATAGGATATGCACTAACAATTGTAATGCAATTAAATTTACATTTTCCTTATTAATTTTACTTGACGTCTTTTAACACGTTTTTGAAATATATTTTTTAAACTTACACTGGGTCCTTGTAATATCTCATAATCTTTACTATGAAATACTCGCAATGTTTTAGAAAATATACTAAATCTTTTTCCTAAAAATAAGTTAATAGGCATAATTCTATTACTTTCCCACCACCATTCTTCTCCGCATTTTATAAATTCTTTTTTATCTAGATTTACTGTTAAAACATTATAATCATAAAAACTTACAAAATTTTGATCTGTATGTTGTATAATACCAACATATTCGTTCTTATTTACTTTTATTACACTTAAAAATGGATACTCTTCGAACTTCATATTAATTTGATAAATATTTTAAAAAAGAGAGCTTTATGAATTTCACTCAAGATATTTATGATATTCCGATCATACAAGAAATTGTCATAAGCTCTAGTACAAGTGGAAGCCCAGTGAGTGAAATACTTTTTCCTAGAGCAAAAACTATCCCTATAAACAAGGGTTATACTAGTAATGTTACTTTTCATGTTAGAGACGAAAATAAAAAAATTAAAAATGTTGCTGGTTTAAATTTAGTAGCAAGATTATATAATGTTGATCAAACAGTACTACTAATAGAAAAACCTTTACTAAATACTGATTTAGCAAAAGGAATAGCAACACTTGTATTTACTCCAAACGATATTCAGGATTTTGAACCTGGATTATATAACTTATATATAAGCATGGGATCACAGCAAAATAATACTGTCTTATATAACAATAGAACTTATGATACAAATTTGACAGTTGAAATTTTACAAGGTGGTAGTATAACTTATACAGCACAAGAAATAAATTTATTTTATCCCACTACAGATCCAAATATTACAATTAGTGAACCTGTTGAGGCACAAGCAACTCAATTACTTAACAGGGGAGGTTTAGCAACAATAGCTGTCTATGCAACTGGTTTTACTGGTAATTTATATTTAGATGGTACATTAGAATTACATCCTAATAGTCAAACAAATTGGTTTTCCGTACCTCTTTATTGGAGTCATCCTCACTATGAATATCAGAATTTTAGTGGTATCGATCCTCATAACTTGGTTTGTTTTGCAAATTTTGTAAGATTTAGGTTAGAAACCACATCTGGAACTGTTGACAAAATACTATTTAGAGGCTAGAATAATACTATTATGATAGTACATGATTTAGTCTCAAGATATCTACCTCTAGGTTCTCGAAGTAATCCCAGTGGATGGATTAGCTTTAATTGTCCTATGTGTACTACTAGAGGCGAAAGGCGTCCAGATAGTAAACGTAGGGGGGGATTGCGTTTTAATGAGGATAATAGTATAACTTATAATTGTTTTAACTGCGGATACAAAACTGGATGGAGTCCAGGAAAAAACATAACCAAAAGTCTACGAGAATTATTACTTACCTTTGGTACTCCTAAAAATGAAATACAATTAGTAAATCTCCAATTAATGGACGACAAACCATTAATTAAAACAGAAACTAAAAAGACAAATACTTTACCTGTTTGGGAAGCTAAAGAATTTCCTCCAAATACAAAAAGTATTGTAGATGCTGAAGTATCAACAGAATATGTTGCAGCAGTAGAATATTTGGCAGAAAGAGAGTTGCTAGATTTAGCTGATTGGCATTATAGTACCTACCAACACTTTAAAAATAGAATTATTTTACCATTTAAATATAAAAATAAATTAGTTGGTTATACTGCTAGATCTATTCCAGAGCTTATAAAAAATAATAAGCGACAACCTAAGTATATTAATAATATGCCAAAGCATTTTATATATGGGTTAGATACAATATTGCCTGAATATAAATATGTTTTAGTTTTTGAAGGTCCTTTCGATGCAATTTGCTGCAAAGGAGTAGCAGCAATAGGAAATACAATTAATGATACTCAGGCTGAAATTTTAAATAAATTACGCAAACAAATTGTAGTTGTTCCTGATAGAGATATTTCAAGTATGAGCTTTATAAAATCAGCTATAAAATACGGCTATACAGTTAGCTTTCCTAAATGGAATGATAAAATAAAAGATGCAAATAGTGCAGTTATAGAGTATGGTCGACTTTTTACTGTAAATAGTATATTATCAAATATTGTATCAAATCCTATAAAAACAGAAGTACAAGCAAAATTATGGCTCAAGAATTAGAGTACAATAAACAATTACAAGAACTTTTTGTAAAATTTTTAGCAAGTGACACTGAGCTTTTTACAAGATGTCAAAGTATAACACGCAAAGATTTTTTTGATAATCATTTACAAGAAATTGTAGAGTTTCTAGATGAACATGTCAGTGTTTATCAAGTTTTACCAACAAGAGAGCAACTAATAGGTATCTATGATTTTGATTGGCATGATATACTGGATGCAAAAGAACAACACAAAAAATGGTTTATTGAAGAATACGAAAAATTTTGCAGACATAAAGCACTTGCTTTGGCAATTTTGGAATCTACAGATTTGTTACAAGAGGACAAATATGGAGAAGTAGAAAGAATTATCAAAGAAGCAGTCCAGTTAGGACTTCCCAAGAATATGGGAACACAATATTTTGAAGATCCTAGATCTAGACTGGAAAAAATAAAAGACAATAATGGAACAACTAGTACTGGATGGCAAAGTTTTGATCGGGTATTATATGGAGGATTTAATAGGGGAGAGCTTAATATATTTGCTGGAGGAAGTGGCGCAGGTAAAAGTTTATTCTTACAAAATTTAGCTCTTAATTGGGCATTAGCAGGTATTAATGTTGTTTATGTAAGCTTAGAACTTAGTGAAGGATTGTGCAGCATGAGAATGGATAGCATGCTTACTGGTTACGGTACAAAAGACATTTTTAAAAACATGGACGATGTTGAATTAAATGTTAAAATGAAAGGGAAAAAAAGTGGAAACTTGCAAATCATACAAATGCCAAACGGCGTAACTATAAATGATATTCGCAGTTATTTAAAAGAACTAGAAACTAAATCAGGAAAAAAGACACAAGCTATCTTGGTAGATTACTTAGATTTGATGATGCCTGCACAAAGGAAAGTTCCTCCCAGTGATTTGTTTATTAAAGATAAATTTGTAAGTGAAGAATTACGTAATTTAGCAACTGAGTTAGAAATAGTTATGGCAACTGCTAGCCAGCTAAACAGAGGTGCAGTAGACGAAGTAGAATTTGATCACAGTCATATTGCTGGAGGTTTAAGTAAAATACAAACAGCAGACAATGTTGTAGGTATTTTTAGCAGCAAGTTAATGCGTGAACGTGGAAGAATGCAAATACAATTTATGAAAACTAGAAGCAGTAGTGGAGTTGGCAGTAAATTAGATTTAAAATTTGATGTAAACAGTTTAAAAATTAGTGATCTTGATGAAGATGAAGCAGAAGAAAAGCCGGAAAGCATATATGAAAGCATTAAACGTAAAACTGAAACAAGTGTAGAAGAAGCACCAAAATTAGATCCAGTAGATCATAGTGAAAGGCTTAAAAATTTATTGCGGAAAATGAATTAAATGTTGCTTAGTACTTGCAATAAAGCTTTTCTGCTTTCAGAAGGTATAGGTCTATTGTCAGCTAAAGTAGTAATAGCTTGTTGAGCGTTTTGTACTATATCCATGGGTAGGCCACTAAACTCTACCATGTTTAAAATTTTATTAACATCTATTTCAGGTTCTTGAGCAGATTGCTCATTGAGTTCATATAGTTTCATATACATATTTATAATAAATATAAAAAAAGGATCTTTCCTATGAAAAGAAAAACTCGTAGTCTTTTCCAAGAAATTGACCAAATTTATATTGGTAATGATAGGCGAATGATTATTGAGACACGTAGCGATCATTTGATTAATGGCATCATTAATTTAATAGAACAGCTATATTATGAATATCCTCAAGAACAAGCTGATGAGCTAGAACGCAGACTTGTTAATAGCATAAGGGGCAAAGATCCAAATAAGTTTAAGCGAGGTTTAAAAAAGTTTAATGAAGATAATTGAAATTACATTAGCTGGATGGAGAAAAAGAGATATAAGAGGACCCAGGAAACCTCGTAGAAAACAATTAGATTTTAATAATAAAATTACTGAAGGTGGAAATATTTTTGGTGCGGCTACAGATAGAATTCGCAGAGAACACATAGCTCCTACATTACAAAAATATTTTATAGAGCTAAAAAAAGTATTTCCTAAAGCTCCTATCAACCCTAATGATTTCCATCCTGTAGGCAGTGTTGGTAAAAAAGATACTAGTGGAGATATTGATTTAGCAATAGATGGAACAAAATTGTTTCCCAATGGTGTAACTTCTGATAGTGTTCAA